CGTCGTATTCCGGGAAGCGAGCGCGCAGACGATGGCCCTCTCGACGCTCAGTGTGACCGGGACGTGGCGTACGGGCGGGTCGTAGAGGTTTTCTCGCGTGACGAGCCGTACGTTGCTCAGCGAGACGCGTATGACGTGGACGAGGCCACGGAGCGAGCGTCCGAGACGCGCGATCCGCGATCTCCGCGAATCGCGTGCATCGAACGTGCTGCGTACGTCGAACGTCGCACGTAGTGCGCGCCTGTGAGATCTGACAGTGCCCGATCTGATTCACCCGGTGGCGAAATGTCGGTGGTGCGGCGCGCACTTCGCCTTCATCCACGGCGCGCACTGGATTTGCACGACGCCCGCGTGTGCCGAGAAACAGATCGCCAACGCGGAAACGAAAGCGGATCCGGACGCGGGCGAGTCGCCGTATTTGTATCTGCCGCTCCCGCTCCAGGTGGACATGCGGCACTCGCCGTACAAGCGCACGCTCGTCGCGGGCGCGGCCGGCTCGACCAAAAGTTTCGGCGGCCGATGGTGCGCGTACCAACAATGCCTCGACGTCCCCGGCAGTCAGGTACTACTTTTGCGTTGCACCTTCCGGCAATTGGAGGAAACACACCTCAAGTACATGCACGGCGAAGCGGCAGCATTCGTGCGTAATGGGATCGAGGCGAAGTACTCCGGGGCCCCGGTGATGAAAATGGTGATCAAGCACGGGCCGGGGTTGCCGCAGTCGCAAATTTCGATGGGCTACTGCGACGATCGGCGCGACATCCCGCAGCATTTGGGCCCGGAATGGGATCTGATTATTTTCGAGGAAGCGAACTCGTTTTTACCGGAGGCGCTCTCCGAGATCGCGGCCAGGGATCGCGGCTCGTTCACCGCGCACCGGCCGGCGGGGGAGCCGCGTGACGGGCGCACGTTGTGCTTGGCGAATCCGGGCGGCCGGGGCTCGTTGTTCCTGGTCGATCACTACATCAAGCGCGATCCCGATCCGACCGAGTATCCGGCGTACAACGCCGCGCTCCACGGGTTTTTTCCGGCGAACCTGGAGGACAACCCGTTTCTGCCGCCCGACTACGCGACGACGACGCTCTCGGGGCTCACGGCCGCGCGCTATCAGCAAATGCGGTTCGGGCGGTGGGACATCGTGTCGGGGCAATTCTTCGAACTGCAACAGGACGTCCACGTCCAACGGATCGAGGCCGCATGAAGTCCGCGCGCAAACCGGAGCCGTATCCCATCGCGGACGAGATCGCCGCGCGTGTCATCCTGGTCCCGCTGACGCAGATCGAAGCGGCGTACGTGGACGAGCTTCGCCGACGCGGGGCGTTCATGACCGATCTCGATCTCGTGCGGTGCGCGCTCTGGCACCTCGCGCATCACTTCGATCTCATCGTCCAGCCGCCGATCTTTGCGATTGGCGGGGACCGCATTGAGGATCAGCGATGACGTTGATCTGGCAGACAATCACGTCGATGGATCCGCTCAACGATGACCCGTTTCCCGTCTTGCGCGATCTCAGCGTGCTATCTCTCGTGCGGTTGCGCGCTGAAATGAAGCGTGCCGCGTCCACTGATCCGACTGACGTCGCCTTTCTGAAGGCGCTCGATCGGGAATTCACGCGGCGCGGGATTGATTGGAAAGACGAGCCGCGATGATCACCTGGACGGCGGGGTTACGATGGGCGATTAACGCGCGGGCATGGCTGGGGTACTTCGCGCCGCTCCCCGGCGGCCGGGCGCTGTTGCGCTATGAGCAGACGTTCAAATACCAATCGCCGGCCGTCGCCGCGAAAGCGATCCGCGCGTTCTGCGACGAGCACAAAATCACGCTCGGCGTCGTCACGGCGCAACCCGCGATCTTTCCGAAGCCGAAAGAGCGCGGCGAGTTCCCGTCTGAAACTTTCCGACGCGGTGGTATCAGCGTGCGTCCTGGGCATGCGAATCGGCTGGCGGGATGGACGCGCTTGCGTAGTTGGCTTGATGTCTCGGGCGACGTCGATCCGCCGGCCTCGGCGCTCGTGATTCACCCCGACTGCAAGGTGTTTCTCCGCACGGTGCCGTCGCTCGTCGCCGACCCGCTCGATCCCGACGACATCGTGGAAACGATCGAGGAATATCCGGCGATGGGCGCGGCGCTCTGGGCGATGTCGCGGCCCGCGCCGTGGACGCATCCCGAGGACGTGCTCCCGCCCGATGCCATCGGCCATTGGGTGAATGAGATCCGTGCGGCTGCCGAGGCTGAAAGCTACTAAGGAGAGACCATGAAGGACCGCCAGATCATCGACGTGCAAGCCACGCTCGATAAGTGGGTCGCCGAGAATCCCATCGTCGAGGACTATTTCACGAAACTCTATTACGTCCCCGAGGGCGCAGCGATCCCGAAGGACGTCACGCACATGACGCGGCTGACGTCGATCGATCATCCCGATCTGGAGTTGCGGCTCGGCGTCGTGGCGACGCGCAAGACGGCGGCGCTGGCGAATGTGATCCTGGGCATCTTGGAACGCACGGCTGCCGATCCGAAGCGCGACTAGGACGGTGGTTCACGAGCCCAGCAGGTCGTCCACCTTCGCCAGGATCGACTGGTAGGCGTGGGACTGTTTCGCGGCTTTCATGGCGTCCGTTGGATGGGGCGTGTCGGCGAAATCGAACGCGGCGACCGCATAGTGCATCAGGTCATCGCCCGGACGGTACGCGATCCACCGACCGACGATCGCGCCGCGCCGGCCGAACCCGTCCGTCACGATCCAATCGGACCAGCGCAACCCAAAGCCTTTGTACTCGGCGGGGAAGGACGTCATGCCTCGCGCGTGCCGTTCAGGAGCATGTCGAAGGCGGCGCGCATGCCCTTGAGTTTCTGACGGAAAAATTGCGTGTGCGACTGGCGCACGCACCGGAAACACCACTTGGCTTGCGTCGCGGTCCAGCCGTACTGCGGCGTGGTCTCGTCGTCGCGGATGATCCGGAGCGCCCGCCAGTTGATGTACTTGAACGCCCATCGCCGCGTGCGCCGGCCGCACCGTTGACATTTCACCGCGCGCTGATGACGGGACATGGGGGCAGTGTGACCGTGACGGATCACCTCAGTTCTGCCTCACGGCCGACGCCCTGACAGGATCCACCGCTACTACAGCGTGGAATCGAACCACCTCGCGCGCTGTCAGACGCGCACGCTTGCGCGCCGTCACGGTCACGGGTGTAAGATAGCAAACCTCACGCTTTGACCGTCGCGGTTCTCCCGACTGCGACGACGGTTTCCCTGGCTTCGCCAAGCGGGATCACACGAGATCCGCATGGCGACACCCGGCCAACAGAAGATCCCCGACACGCCGGCCGAGCTAGAGATCCCGCTCCCGAAAGACGGGACGCCGGGGTCCGAAAGCTATTGGGCCGACGAGATCGAACTGGCCGAGAAGCGCAAGCACAAAGAACTCCCAACGTGGCAACAAAACGTCGAACGCTACAAGGGCAAGAATCAGACGTACCCCGGCCTCCCGCAGCGGTACACGTTCTCGGTCAACGGCGACTTCATCAACTGCGAACAAAAGCGCCCGCAGCTTTGCTACCAAGTGCCGGAGGTGCGCGTGTCGCCCAAGCGCGGCACGACCGCGCCCTCGGCCTTCGTCGTGCAATCGCTCCTGAACTACTACACGGGGCCCGACGAGATCGACAACGCGGCGCTGATGGATCTGGTCCTCTTCGATTGCATTTGCGCGGCCGGGATCTCGCCGACGAAAGTGTTTTACGAATCGATCTCGGTGGACGTCCAAGTGCCGATGCAGGATCCGGCGACGGGGCAACCCGTCATCGATCCAACGACGCAGCAACCGTCCTTCCAGACGGTGCCGAAAGTCATCTACGAAAAATACGGCTGGGATCACATCTCGCCCGCGAAGGTGTTGATCCCGGCGGGCTGGCTGTCGAGTTTCTACGACAAGGCCCCGTGGCTCGGCTGGGAATTCGATCTCGATCCCGAGCAACTCGGGCGCATGACGGGGATGCCGTCCGACCGGCTCGGCGTCTATCCGGACAATCGGACGCTCGCGGGGCCGGCCGACCGCGAGGTGATGCGCTCGACGGCGAAGGGGTACGAACTCTTCTACCGCGCGTCGCTCTACGATCCGACCGAGAAGAATCCCGAACGCTTCCGCCGGCTCGTGATCGCGTCCGACAAGTCGAAGGGCCGCAAGGTCCGCATCCACGAAAATTCGAAAGATCAGATCTTCGATCCCTCCGGCAAATTCATCGGCGGCGTGCGCGGCAATCCCATCCACATCTACTACATGCGCTCGCTCACGGATACGGCGTATCCGCCGTCCGACTCCACCATCCTCCGCTCGACCATTGACGAGAAAAGTTTTCACCGGACGCAGACCGCGACGCAGCGGCGACGCAATCAGCCGATGCGGATGGCGGACACGACGCGGATCGAGAAGTCGCAAATTGATCGGATGGCACGGGGCGACTATCAGGAAATTCTCTTGCACGCGGGCCCGCTCGACGGGCTGATCGAGGCGGTGCCCCAAGCCGGCATGCCGATTGAAAATTTCCGCTTCAATTCGGAAGTCGATGACGACTTCGCGCGCATCAGTGGCCTCGGCACGAATCAACAGGCCGCGATGGGCGACACGACGCGCAGTGCGACCGAGATCCAGACGATCGACAACGCGAAAGAGAACAAGCTCGCCAAGGAACGCTCGCGCCTGATGCTGCAAATGCTGAAGGGCTACGAGAAGTTGCTCGGCTTACTCCAGGTCCACGCGACGCCCGAGCAGATCGAAGAGATCGTCGGGCCCGAGGCGACGCAACGGTTCGGCGCGTGGGACCGCAGCATTCAGGGACAATTCGCGTTCACGATTCGGCCCGACTCGTCCGTGCGCGTGAACGCGGCCGAGCAACAGGAAAAAGATCTGCGGTACTACAACCTTACAAGAAACGATCCGATGGTGAACGGCGCGTCGTCGTTGGCGAAGGTGGTCGAGGGCGCGGGCTGGGATCCGGCGACGATGATCAACCAGCAACCGCCGCCGCCGCCGGGGCCCGAGCCGCCGAAGATCACGTTGTCGTTCAAAGGCGAGGATCTCAGTAACCCGGCCGTGATCGAGATCTTGCAGAAGTACGGGATCCAGGTCTCGCCGCAAGCGGTCGCGGCGACGGGGACGCAACAGATGATCGCGGCGACGATGCAGGCGGCGTCGAAGGACGCGAAGGCGCTGGCGAAGCCCGCCGGCCGCGAGCCGAAGCACGGCGGGCGCGTCACGCCCTTGGAGCCCATCGATCAGCACGACGCGAATCTGACGGGGGAGCGGGCGGGACGCCCGAGTCTCGCATGACGTCGCCGATTCATCGCGCGTCGATCTGGGCGGATGCGGCCGATCTCGTGTGGCAATCCGTGGGCCGAGGGCATACCGCCGCCGTGACGCGGAATTTCGTGCGCGGGGTGCTCGACGTGCGCGGCGACTTGGGCGTGCCGGAGGCGGAACTCTGCGAGACGCGCCGGATCGCGGAACTTCTCCTCGCGGACATCTACGCCGACGAGCCCGACCGCACGGGTTTTGCCGATGACGTGTGGGGATCCCAAGTGCTCGCGTCGAGGTTGGAGACGTCATGACGCTCGATCCGCGTACCCTCGCGCCCGCTGATCACTCGGGGTCGTACGACTCGGGCCGGTACTTCGCCGGCCTCGACAAAATTCAGGACTGGATCCTAGAGGCGAAGCGGCGCGGCGCGCAGACGCGCCACGACTATCTGAGTCTCGCGCTCCCGAAGATCAACGGACTTTACGACCGAGGCGAAATTTCCGCCGACGAGCGGACGCTGATGTTCAAGTCGGTGAAGGACGCCATCGAGCAGGAGATCGTGCATGGCTAAGGCCGCCGCCGCCGCTGCCGCCACGCGTCCCCTCTTCGCGTGCGATCTCACGCCCGCCGAGATCACGCATCGCATCGACGCGAAACGCTGTCTCTGGTGCTACGACCAAGTGGACATGGACTACAGCACCGGGTTTCCGTTTCACTATTGCGTGAATTGCCGCGCGAGGCCGGAGTACCGGCACACCGCCCGCCGGCCGTCGTACGACTACAAGGCGGAACACGAGCGCGGCATCCAGCATCTCGATCGTCTCCTCGCGGAGCCCGATCATGGCTGACGACGAGACGCCCCGCACGATGCCCGCTCCGGAGGCGGCGAGCACGACCGCCCCGGTCGTGACCGCCACGGTGCCGACGCCCGTGTCCCCGTCTGTCCACGGGAGCGCGCTCTGGGGCGGGCCGCAATTCGTCGCCAACGCGACGACTGATCCGGTCTGGGTCGAGACCAAGCAGGACTATTGGGACCTGATGAATCGCACCGGGTTCCGCATGAAAGATCAGCAGGAGTCCACGACGGGCCCCGAGCGGCCGTACGTCCCGTGGATCGTGCCCGAGCCCGTCATCGAGCGACAGACGCCGCCCCTCACCCGCCCGGATGCGGAGGCGATCTGCGCGGCGAGTGCGGTGTGGTTCACACATGGGATCGTCCAGACGTTTTGGTGCCCGACGTGTTTCGCGTTGGGTCGTGCCTCGGGTACGCGGTCCCTCATTCGCTCGAAAGTCGTGATGATCGAGTGCCGGTGCGGCAAACAGGAATATCGGCCGCCGCTCGGCACGACGGATCTGCCGACGAAACTCGCCAACATTCCGCATCGGGAGCAGGATCGATCCACGGCGATCGTGACGATGGGCGAGGATCGGCGCGTGCTCCCGACGACGACACTCCAGCGGCAAGAAGTGCGCGCGATTCGCGCGTACGCGGTGATGTTGGAACGGTATGGGTTGCAGGCGCGGCTCTTTTGCGAGGCGTGCTGGAATCACACGTCGTTCGATGAAGATCTGGCGATGCGGATTTCCCTCGACTCCGGCCGACTCGCGCTCGCGTGCGACTGTCGGATGTTCGTGGGATCGGACGCGCAGTGAAAAAAAGTGTCCATGATTCTTGTCACCACCTTGACCGCAATCAACATTGCGCGTAGGGTGTTTTCCTGATTGACGGACGATGAGTATTTCCGAGAGCGACATCAACGCGGCTGTAGACACCGCCACCGCCCCTCCGCCACCGCCGGTCAACCCGGCTTCGGCGACGGCCGTGCCTGTGTCTCCCCCCGCGCCCGCCGGGACTTCGCTCCCCCCGACGCCCGCCCCGCGATCCGGGCTTGATCGCCGAAGCACACGAGACGTTCCACCTGGGGAGGGGGCGACCGCACAGCCCACGCCGCCGAGTGCTGCATCCACGACCGCTGACCCGCCGTATTCGGTCCCACCGCGCGAGCAGTGGGAAGGCATTTT